GCACTGTTCCAAGTTTCTTATCTCCTGCTCCGTATATGAGGGCATAGATGAAAGTTTTTGCCTGAGTTCTTGATTCAAGCCCAGCAAGCTGCTGATTAGTGGTGTGTATATCTCCGGTGAGGATTTCATTTATGTATTCCTTATCGTTCATGTAGTGTGCAAGCATTCTTAACTCTAACCCACTTGCGTCTATGCCTAAAAGTTTATATCCCTCTGGTACTGTCCAACAGGATCTACACTCTGCACCATAAGGAGAGGACACGCTAGGAATCTGAGCCATATTAGGACTACGATGGGTCATGCGTCCCGTGATGGTTCCGTTAGGATTAACAAACCCACGCACCCTACCATCTTCCTGTTGTGCATCCAGCCAAGAACCAATCAGTGCTATCCTTTTCTGTAACATTAAAAACTCTGCAATCAACTGTGCTTGGGGGATACCTTTTATTCTTTTCAACGTACCCTCGTCAACAATAGGCTGACCAGTAGGAGTAAGCTTTGTGGGTTTCCACCCAAACTCCTGTAAGTATTCCCCTATCTGTTTTCTGGAACCAAGATTAAATTCTTTAACCTCTGACCTTACAACAGATAAATTAGTCTGCATGGTTTCAAATTCTTGTGGTGTCAGCCTAGACTTCTTACCTGTTTGCAAGTCCTCTGCCATCTTAGACATTGCTCCACTCTTAGTATAGGTAGGATACAGTGTAGTGTAAGATGTGTGTGGTTTGAACTCCTTCTGTACTTCCTCTACCACAGAGGTAAGCCTATCGTTTAGTTCTCCTTTTAACAGGGAAGCTGCTTCATCATCAAACAAAAAGCCCCTGTCTCTTTGATCGTTTAAAATTCTAGCAGTCTCTTGCTCTAACTGTACTGACTCAGGACTAAATCCCTTTGACTCCAGCTTCAAATAATCGTATACTCTTTTGTTAAGTAGTGTATCCCTTTCACAATACTTTACCATGTCCATAGAAAAATTCTGGAAGTCTTCAAATTCTTTCTTAGGTAAGCCTAGTCTATAACCCCAAGACTTTAAGCTGTGACCCCCATCTCTAACAGGATTAAACAACCTTGATATGGTAAGAGTATCAACAATTTTCTTACAGGAAAGATCAATACCACATAATTTTTTTATTACAGGTATATCAAAGCCTAAGATATTGTGACCTATTAGTTTGTTAGTAGACCCCAATGCTATTAGTCCTTGAGAAAGAGAATCATTATAATATGATCTTACCTCTTCTGTCTCAGGATCTACTGTAGTTATACACCATATCTTTGTTGCGTTTAAATCGTCTGTCTCTATATCAAAGACCAGTGAGTTCATCTGTTTCCTCCACATCAACCTCAGACAATCTGCCTGTGTCTCTGTTGTATAATAAATGTGTAGCCATACCGACATCACCAGTGTACCTAGACTTCAGCACCCTCAAGTGGGTTGTATTAGATTCAATCAAATCATCCGCTTGCTGGTTACGTTCAAGAGCTATGACACAATCAGACAGTTGAGCTATAGATTGAGAACCTCTAAGGTGATTAAGCCCTACAGTAACTCCATTCTCATGCCCTCTGTTACCCTCTATCCTTCGTAGATGTGACACTAAGATCATCCCTGCTCCTGTCTCTTCAACAATAGAGCGCAGCTTTGTCATAATATTATCTATGTTTCTGCGTTCATCTCCTTCTGCTACTGAGGACACAAGCATATGTAGGTGATCAACTACTATCCACTTACAGCCACATCCGACTACCATAAATCTTATCTTAGAGAAGATCTCATCCAGATCATTAGACCCAAAGTGTGCATGTATCCACACCCTGTCCTTGTTCTCACCCTCAAATAGCTTAGAGAACTTAGCATCTAGCTGTTCTTGTGTGAACTCTTCACGCACCTGATCAACATAGAGCCTAGCGTTTGCTTCTATTGAGAGTATTCCATCAACAGTCCTACGCCAATCTTCTTCTAGTGCTATCACACCTACGTTATCTCTTGTCTGACTGACTAGCCAGTGTTCTATCTCTCTGGTTATTGAGGACTTACCTAGTCCTGTTCCACCAGTAAGAGTGACTAGTTCTCCCTGCCTAATACCGTACAGCTTTTCATTAAGCCCACTCCAAGGATAGGGAACAGAGTCTTTTCTTTCTCGACTATTAAACTTATCTTTATTGTCGCTTACGTTTAGTACACCAGAAGGTGTGTAAGTCTTAGCATTCCACCACAAGGAGACATACGCTTGATTCCTTCGCTGACGCAACATATCGTTAGCATCCTTGAAGTCACTAGTCAAGCTAAGTATCTTGGCCTTGGCTGGGCTGAGAACCCTAGCAACTTTTACAGCTGCCTCTTTACCCTGCTTGTCGTTATCAAAATTTATAATTACATTATCAAAAGATTCCAAGAACTCCAGTGAATTCTTCACATCCCTTACTGCACCAGATGCCCCGTTCTTTATAGATACAACAGGCCACTTAGAACCAAGCAGTTCATACGCTGCCATCGCATCGCACTCACCTTCAACCAGAGTAATGTACTTACCTCCTGACTGAAACAACTGCTCTCCAAAAAGTCCACTGCCCTGTGAGTTTCCTCTCCAAGTAAACATCTTGTTGGATTCTCTGATCTTGTACGCTGTGATTTCATTGGACACGTAGTAAGGATACAGATGTTTTGTTATCTTACCACCTTGCTGTATAGCCTTGACCCCATACTTCTTAGCAGTCTCAGCAGATATTCCCCTGTCTGTCAGCCCTATAAAGTTACCCTCTGCTTCATTCATGGCGTTGTTCCTGTATGTCTTTAAATCGCTGGCAGTATCAGGCACTGAGAAAGAAGTCCTGTCCTCTTCGCATGCCTTATCATAATCAGGGAACCTAGTCTCACAACTAAAGCACCATGCGGTTCCATCTTTATTAAGCGCAACAGGATCGCTGCCTCCGCAACTTGGGCAGGGCAGATTAGTTTTTATGAATGGCATGACTAGCCCTCTTCAGGAGTTTCTATCTGACACCCAGCAACACACTCATTCTCTTGAATGAAGCCGTGTAGTGAAGCGATAGCTATCTTTTTTAATTCACACTGAGCAGTTAAACTTTTCAAATCATTAATAGCTTGCTGTGCTAAGAGGTATTGCCTCTGACCTTCCTTACTGAAAAGGGAAACATCATAGTCTCCCTCCCCAGTACGAAAGATTACAGTAGGCTTCTCTTCCTTTTGTTTAGGCTTGGACTTCATAGTTCATTCCCATCATCAAAGCCTTCCTCTGCCTCAAACTCTGCTCCGTCTGGGCTAGAAGTACTAGAGTATTCTACTAGGTCTAGTACCTGCATAGCTTGGAAGTCTAATCCCTTCCACTCACCACTTTCCCATTCACGGAACTGAACCTTAACCCTTGATCCATTACCTACTTGACAATCCAAAGGTTGCTTGGATTTATCAAACAGCTTAGGAGCAGGGCGTGTGCGTGTCTGTCCCGTCTTCTTATCAATCCAGTTGACCTTACGCTTTATTACAAGAGCAGTACCAACATCTTCCATTTCCTTTATACGGAATCCACGCTGCTTGTAATCTTCTATAATCTCACGATCTACTATAAGGTTGACCGAATACGTGGGTTCAAACTTAGTATTAGGTGCTAATACACTAGCCCAATATGCTGTGCCTTCTAAAACTGCCATATGTTTATCTCCTCAATTTAAATTATATGTATATTATATCACATCTACTTATCTTTGTCAACAGGTTTTTCTTTGATGGTCTTGACACAGATGTGGTGTTCCTTCTTGATACTCTTAACCATCTCTAAATCATCTGACTCATCATGTTCCGTTGGATGCTGGTGAACTATAGGTTCCAGTTCATCTTGCATCTGCTCAGACACTGTTGGTTGTTTCTTTTTTATCTCCACCATTTTCCTTCTCTCTTAGATTCTCCGCTGTCTGACAGTTCTATGTCCCTGAGAATCTCTTTACGTACCCTGTCTTTTGTTTCCTTAGCAGCAGTTGAGATAACCTTTATATCTCTAAGCTTCAGCTTATAGGTTGCCCAATGGATTGCTTCGGGTGGAGTGGTATGTATTTCATACTGCCATACCTCATCATCCAAGTCGCTGTAAAACATCTCACCTATTGTCATCTTCTACCTCACAAATCCCATACATCTTATCAAGATCATCTAGGGTTCCATCAAAGTATGCACCAATAAGTACATAGATTCCAGTGTTCACAAGAATAAGTATACCAAACAATACATACCCTACTATTATCACACTACATCTCCTGTATCCTGTGTAACAAACTGTTCTGTGTCGTTATCCCACACAAAGCCTAGCCTCTCTACAAGCGTATCGAATGCTATAACCCAGTAGTCATCTGTTGTGTCGATAGCATTAAAAATTCTACTCAATGCCTCTGATGTTGTTAAGCTGTTCATCATCTTCCTCTGTAATTTGATCCAGTAAATTGTTTAATTCCTCGTCATGTTTTTCTATTGTATCCCATATTATATCTAGTGCTTCTAATGTTTCAGGTTCCATTGTTGTCTCCTCGTTTATGTTTCACATCCGCTATCGCTGCCTTGATAGCATCTTCCGCCAATACCGAACAGTGAATCTTTACCGGAGGTAATCCTAGTTCATTGACGATATCCATATTTTTAATCTTAGTAGCCTCTTCCAGAGAACGCCCTTTGACCCATTCAGTCAGTAACGAACTGGATGCAATTGCCG